GGCAGAATTATGAAATATTGCTCATTCTCAACCACTTGCAGTTCATTTCTCTCATCTTCACTTTCCGTTGCTTTTGCTTAAATTGTGCATTGCTTGCGTCACACATTTGCCACACAGATGATTGAGAAGGGCGTAGATGTGAAGACAGTGTCGTCAATACTCGGCCATTCTGGGGTGGAGATAACGATGGATACTTACTGTCATCCATCGGATGATGTGAAACGCGCAGGCATTCAAAAAGCGTTCAAAGGATTACTAAAATAATTTTACAAATACAATTTCTGAAAGACAACGATATGAGCAAGATGGTGGATAAAGTCAAGGAGGTCATAAAGGCTCATCTTGACGCGATGGCACAGAAAGACGCATGTTTCGCCGAGAGATATGCCAACACCGACAAAAACATAGACGAGTGTATGGACTATATCTTGAGCGAAGCGAGAAAGAGAGGAAGTACTGTGTACATGTCTGACCAGGAGGTTTTTGGTATGGCGGCACACTACTACGAGGAAGACGGCATCAAGGTTTCGAAACTGCCTTCTTCTGTGAAGGCAACGGCGACGATCAATGATGATCCTGCGGAACTGACCGATGAGGAAAAGGCCAATATAAAGAAAGAGGCTGTTGAGGCTTACAGGCAACAGTGTATGGAAGCGGAAGCAGCTGCCGTCAAGAAACGTGAGAAGAAACGCCGGGAAGCCAAACAAAACGCCATGGCTCAGGAACAAAGCGGTTATGTCGGATCATTATTCGGATAGCCGTATGAGACCACGAAATAAACAAGAGCGGCAGGTGGTAGCGCTGAGCGCTTCGCTGCCTGATGTAACGCCTAAGCAAAGACAATGGGCCATCAACGCTTGCTTTGACAAGATTGGCTATGTCACGAAGAAAGAGCTGTGGTGCTCACAGTGTGGCACGGTTCATGACATGACGTCTGGCGAATTCAGTAATGCAACGGACAATGGAGAGCTTGTCTGCCCACATTGCGGGACAAAGCTCAAGTTGAAAAACAGCAACAAATGTAAAATTTTGGAACGCTGCTATTTTACGGTTCTGACGACTTGTCAGGGGGTTCAGGTGTGCCGACATTTCATCATCGAAAAAAAGGCGTGGAAAACAAACAGCAACATCAACGTTGACCATGCACCTGAATACAGCATCGATGAGGCTGTACAGAACTGGATCTTTGAAGACGGGACAGAATGCATCATGGCACGCCCTTGTATGCAAAACCCTTACTACTACGACAAATGGGACTTTGAACGAGATATGAGCATAAAACGTAAGGACATGTTCCCGTCTTATTCTGCTCCTGACAAATATGACATAAACACAGAGTTTGTCTATCCTCATCGAAGAGTGTTGCCTGTCCTTCGGCGCAACGGCTTTACAATGCGCTTCAATGCGCTGTCGCCAAATGAGGTCATGAAGCTTGTGTTGACTGACAGGGAGGCCGAGATGCTAATCAAAAACAGGCAATACGCGCTGTTGGAATATAAAAGAAAGCGTTTGTACAAAGAGTTCAGCATGCCTTATGCCCACAGTGTGCGGGTGGCTATCAGAAACAAGTATATCGTCAAGGATGCGTCTATGTGGTACGACTACCTCGATCTTCTGTCATACTTTCATCTCGACACGCACAACGCCCATTATGTATGTCCTGCAAATCTTAAGCAAGAACATGACATCCTGCTAAGACGCAAACATCGCGTAGTGAGACAACGTCTGATAGAACAGAAACGCAAAGAAATAGCGCAATGGGAGGTTCTGTACCGGAAGGAAAAGGAACGGTTCTTTGGTCTATGTTTCGCCGACGACAATGTGTTTGTCAAGGTTATACAATCTGTGGCCGAGATGGAGGAAGAAGGTGACAAGATGCACCATTGCGTGTTTACCATGGACTATTATAAAAAGACCGACAGCCTTATCCTCTCGGCAAGAAGCGTGACCGACGGTGCACGGATAGAGACGGTGGAGGTGTCGTTGAGATCGTTTAAGGTGGTGCAGAGTCATGGGCTGCAAAACAGCTACACTCCATACCACGATGAGATAATAAAACTTGTAGAGAAAAATATGGACATTATAAAAAAAGCAGTGTAAGAATGGAAAATGTATGTGAGACATATTTCCTCGACGTGACGTTTGGCAGCGTCTACTTTAACGTTGTGGATGGCAGCGTTCAATGTCGAGGCCGTGACACAAAGGTGTCGCCAGACAAGCTAAACGAGTTTCTTGCAATAGCCAAGGAGCTTGGACTGAGAACAGGTAAAATTTAAACTGATAACATATGGTACAGCCAAAAGTTTTCATATCGGCACCCGTGACAGGCCGTGACCGAGAAGAGAGGGAACGATTCTTTCAACAAGTGGAGCAGAACCTGAAAGATTTAGGATTTTTTCCTGTTAACCCGATGAAGAACGGTGCTCCATCTACAGCGAAACATGCAACGCACATGAAAGCGTCTCTTAGAAAGCTGCTCTGTTCTGACTATTACATCCAGGCTCTTGACAGCGTTGGCTCGGCAGGATGTTTTGTTGAGGAACAGATAGCTGAGGCTTGTGGAATTGAATATATCGGTTCCATTCACAGCTATGGAAAGGTCTGCCTAAACAGCCATGGTAAAAGGGTGAGCAAAGCAGTTAAACGCTTTGTGCAAGAAGTACAATAAAAAAAGAAGACAAAATGAACAGACCACTTATTTACAGCCTTGAACAGAAAGAAAAGCAGATGAAGCGGATAGACCGTTGCTGTTCTCTCTACTATCTGATGATGGGCTCAAACTATAACACCGTGCAGACGGCAATGGTGGACGCGCGAGAAGCTATCGCGAAGACACCATTGTTCAGACACGAGACAAAGCGATGCATAAGACAGGCATTGCGTCAATATGAGGTGCTAAACAAAAAGATCGAAAGCGTGTTAGGTAACAAATTTCAGCTGTGGCTCGACACAACAGACCGTGCCGACGAGATCTTTCAACCTCATGTCTTTAAGCTTTACATGGCAATAGACTCGTATCTGCTGAAATATGGTGCGCCGAATCATCATGCCATTGCAAAGATGGAAACGGCGCGTATAATGGCCGACATAGCTCACGAAACCTTTGTGAGTCTCTTCGCTTATTTCAGAAAGATCTTAGGGTTTGACCTCTCACGCATGTTTGCAAGCGGCGACTTTGCAGACATCTTGGCGTGGTGGAACAGAGCAACAAAACCGCTGCTGAGTGCGCCAGGCATTGCCGACATCAACCTTAACAAAGATCCAAACATTGTGCTTGCTGTTGACATCTTGATAAAGAAAACGCAAGATTATAACATCTTGAACGATGCAGGAAACTATGGGTTACACCAAAACCGTGACGTGTGGCATCTTCTTGACAAAGAAGACCGCATGCGGCTGGAGGCAGGACTGGACATCGCGGGACCGGAAGAGAAGGTAGAAGAAGAAAACATAATTGAACTCACAAAACAACTTGTAGACAAATATGATTGTAGACATGACAAATGTTGATGTGGTGATAGGCATCGATCCCGATAATGCGAAGAGTGGTGTCGGAATCGTGCACAAGGCCACAGCAGAGGTGCAGACACAAACAGCAACGTTTAGTGAGCTGCTGTCCTTACTAAAGGACAAACAAGAGACCGGCACACGCTTTGGCGTGGTGATTGAAGGAGGCTGGCTGACAACAAGCAACTGGCACACAACGTCACGAATGACAGCACGCAAGGCAGCAGCCATAGGCCGATCTGTCGGGATGAACCACCAGACAGGCATATTGCTGACCGAGATGTGCGAGGCTATGGGCCTGAAACACTATGTCGTTCCTCCTTTAAGGAAATATTGGCGAGGTCCCGATGGCAAGATTACACAGAAAGAACTGCAATGTGTTGTCGGAGACAAGAACAAGTTGCCCCGCATGTCGCAAGACCAGAGAGACGCGGTGCTTTTGGCTTGGGTTTATTCAGGGTTATCATTGACATTTAGAAGCAGGATATAATATGGCAAAGGACAAGGACTATAGAAAGCTGATACACACAACACGGTGGTTGAGGCTAAGACGTGACAAGCTAAGCGACTTCCCGCTGTGTGAACGTTGTGAACGAGAGGGAAGAGTGACGGCTGCTACAGAGGTGCACCACATCATACCTGTGGAGAACGGACTGACACGGCAAGAGAAGGAGCGTCTGATGTATGACTATACCAACCTGAAGGCGCTGTGCCATGACTGTCATGTGAAGACGCACACAGAGATGGGACGCTGCGGAAAAGAACAAGCGAAAAGCAGGGCGAAGAACCACCTCTTAAGGTTCGTCGAAAAATTTATGACTTGACATCATGACACCCCGGGGGTGTTTTTTTTAAATCGGGGGTACCCCATGCTAAACCTCGCCACCTCCCTTTTCCACACGCGGGCAATTTTTTGGGCCGTGGGGGATTTTGGGGCAAAAAAATGAGGGCAAAAATGTGACACATGTGACACTATAAAAAAAGACGCGGAATGGACGTAAAAAAGGCGAAATTCCTGAAAGCATTGTCTAAAGCCTACGGCATCATTGCACCTGCATGTAATGCCGTAGGCATATCTCGTTATACCTATTATCGCTGGTATCATGGAGACAAGGAATTTAGAGAGAAAGCAGACGAAATAGCAGAGACACAAGTTGATTTTGTTGAAAGCAAGTTGATGCAAATGATTGAAAATAGCGATGCGTCTTCTGTTATTTTTTATCTTAAAACAAAGGGAAAGAACCGCGGCTATAGTGACAAGGCTCAGCAGACGGTTCCCGATCCGTCGCCATCGGACACATCGTTACAGCTGCAAGACGGCAACAAGTCAGAAAAAGGCCGAAAGGTTGTTGAGCGTAAGGTGAAGAACAAGAAAGATTATATCGTCAAGTTGTTAAAGGCACAAGGGAAATACACAGCAGAACTCACTTATCAGGTGGAGATAACGGCAAGGCTGTTGGTGCGTGCGGACATGCTTTATGACGAGATTTTATCAGAGGGCCACAAGGCTGTCAACATAGAATACAGCCGAGAGGGCAACGAGCGAGCAACGATAAACCCAAAGGAAAAGCTCTACCTTGATGTGTCAGAAAAGGCACAGAAGGCTCTAAGGGCGTTGGGTATGAACACTGAGAGCAAGGAGAGAAAAGCGGACAATGACAACTTTAACGAATTCTGGGCGGCTATGAAGGAGGATGCTGAATGACAGAGGAAGAGAGAAAACAATGGAAGGAATACAAAGAGAATGTTGTGGAAGAGCTGCAAAGGAACAGCAGCGTATACGCCACGAGATTTTACGATGTGCTCGTCGAGACCGACAAGCGCATCGGCGATTATGTGTTTAGCGTCATTGACAATCCCGAAGCTCACAACCTTTACGAGATATTGGGTGTGCGCCGTTTCTTGCGGATGCTCGACAAATATGAGTGGAAGGCAAAGAGGGTGCGCCATTTCTTTAAATTCTACGAGACGATAAGGTTTAGCGGTCTAAGGGGAAGGACACGTTATAAGCTGACTCCTGTGCAGGCTTATCAGTTTGCAAATATCTATGGCTTCGCCAGATCTGACGGTCGCCGTCTGATAAGGACAGCTTACCTCTTCGTTCCGCGCAAGTTCAGCAAGACAACATCATGTGCTGCCATGGCGGTGTATGACATGCTTTTTGGCGACAACAACGCACAGGCTTATGTCGGCGCAAACAGCTATGATCAGGCAAAGATATGCTTTGACGAGATAAGAAACATCATGTTTGATATCGATCCTCGCGAAAAACATTTTAAGGTTAACCGTGAAAAGATCACGTTTAAAGACCATGGCCGTGACAGCTTGATTCAATGTTTGACAGCCAACGCAAAGACGAAAGACGGCCTTTTTGCTTCGCTTGTCATCATGGACGAATATGCCCAGGCGCGAAACACGGCAGGACGCAACGGTGCAGACCTGAAGAACGTGCTCACAACATCGATGGGACCCAGAAGGGAGCCGTTGACCATCGTGATCACTACGGCAAGCGAGGTGGTAGACGGTCCTTTTGCACATGAACTGGAGGGCGTAATGGCGGTGCTGCGTGGCGAGGCAGAGAGTGACACCATGTTTGCCTCGCTCTTCATGCCGGACGTTGACGATAAAGAGGATGATCCGAAAACATGGGCTAAGGTACAGCCGCATCTGGGCATAACGGTGCAGAGCGACTACTACGAAAACGAGTGGCAGAGTGCACAGCTGTCAGCAGAAAACATGTTGGCTTTTCGTACTAAGCTTCTCAACGTCTTTACCATCAACGACGAAAAGACATGGTTTAGTCATGAAAAGGCGCAAGAACTTGTAGGAAATTTCTCAATTGACAACGTGCAAGGACGGCCAGACTGCGCCGTGGCCTTTGACTTGTCGGTGCATGACGACTTTAGCGCCGTGTCTTACACCATCTATCTCTCAAGCACAAAGAGCTTTTACACGCATACCGACTACTATTTCCCCGAGGGTTCTCTTAAAGGACATCCTAATGAGCAGCTCTATCGATTGTGGAACGAAAAAGGCTATCTGAATTTCTGCAAAGGGAAAAAGATAGACACGGCATTAATAACGGAAGACATCATAAGGCGCTCAAAACTTGTAAACATCGTGCGTATAGGCTATGACGCATACAAGGCACAAGAGCTGACGAGCATCTTAAAGTCGGTGGGCGCAAGGAATGTTCTGACACCATTTAGTCAGACCTACGGAAATTTTAACCTTCCTGTCGAGAGTTTCGAGATGTTGGCATGGAGTGAGCCACCGAAAATTATGATGAATAATAACCCCATCAACATCTTCTGTCTTGAAAACTGTGTTATAGATACCGACAACCTTGAAAACAAAAAGCCAATAAAACTGTCGCAATATCGGAAAATAGATGGTACCATTACCATGCTAATGACGTTAGGGTTGTTGTACACTTTTGAGCGGTAGTTATTGAAAATAATAGCCTAAATATTTGCAAAGTACAAAAAAATGTAGTACCTTTGTATTGTTAAAAAATTAAAGACGTTATGAAGCAAAAGAAAGATTTAATGGAGTTAACACCCGAAGAAAGAGAACTCATCGAAGCAGTTAGGAATTATAACAAATCTTATCCTGATGGTTATCCGCAACTGCTACTGTACGCACAAAGGCTTTTCGATAATATGCTTCGACAGCCTTACTAAAAAGCAAACAACGCCCCTCCCGAAAGGGAGGTGGCTTAAAGATACACAAATAAAGTTTAAAGCAATGGAAATAGTAATGAATAAACCTGTTGTTATTAACGACATGAAGAAGAAGATGGCTGATATTATGCTATCAATATCATGGCGCGATTTTGCCAACACATATTTTCAAAAATCTTCATCATGGTTTTATCACAAAATGGATGGAATAGACGGTAATGGCGGTAAGGGTGGTTTTAATGAGGATGAAGCCGAGCAGATGCGCGGTGCCTTAATAGATCTTAGTGACCGCATACGCCGTGCGGCTGAAAGCATTTAGAGCAACTAATGTGCTTTAATTTTTTAACACTCTGCCTCGATACTTCGGTATCGGGGCTTTTTGTTTTTGTTGGTTAATAACGGAAAGCAAATAAAAATAAATTCTTAAAAAAACCAAATTTATACCATGATGTGCCATGATGTGCCATAATGTGCCATGCCGACGCAGTTGCGCATTTTTTTAAACATAAAAAAATGCCTAATTTTATGCTAAAAAGTATAGTCGATGGGATTTTGGCAAAACATAATAAATCTTTTTAAGCGCAGCAACGAGACTGACAGCACAACGGAAGCGTCTTCTTCAACGGGGCCGCGAACGGGCGATTATACCCAATTTTTCAGCTACTTTGGTTCTGGTCATTCTGCTTTGTCTGTAGCAACTGTTTACAGATGTGTGCAGCTGCTTAGTGAGAGTGTGGCTAACTTGCCGTTGCAATATATGCGTCTCAAGGGCGACATTTATGTGGAAGACAAAAGCAGCCGACTTCATTACCTGTTGAATGTGCAGCCCGACTACACAAAATCGGCCTTCGATTTTTGGAAGGAGGTTGTGGAGAATGTCCTGCTTGACGGCAATGCTTATATTGTGCCGATATACAGCGTAGTGACGATGGAGGTTGACCGGTTGGTGCTTTGTGGCCGCCACACGGTGACACATAACATCTACGACGACACCTATACCGTATGCGACACGGTGAACGGAGTGAACGATGTGTATAACGAGGCGAACATCATACACATCAAAGGGCATACGAGAAACGGCAAACAGGGTGTGAGCGTATTGGAGTATGCACGACAAACCATAGACATTGCCATAACGGGTGATCGAGAAACATTGAAGCGATTTTCCAATGGCGGCAACGTAAGAGGTATCATAAGCAACGACAAGACGGTAACAGGCTTTGGTGAGTATCAAGACGATGAGCTTGACAAGACAGCAGAAGACGTAGACAGCCGCTTTCAGCGCGGAGAGCGAATCGTTAGTCTGCCCGGACAGGTTGATTTCAAGCAGATCTCTTTGTCTTCAACAGACATGCAGTTCTTGGAAAGCCGCAAGTTTACGGTGCGTGACATTTGTCGCTTCTTTGGCGTTCATCCCTCATTTGTGTTTGACGATACAAGCAATAACTACAAGAGCGCTGAAATGGCCAATGTCGCTTTCCTTAGCAACACTCTTAACCCGCTGTTGAGAAACATAGAGAACGAGTTTCTGCGAAAGCTTATAGCTCCATCTCTCTGCTGCAAGCGGAAATTTGAATTCGACAGACGTGCTCTCTATTCGAGTGACCTTGACAGCAAGGTGAAATATCAGACGGCAACAATAGCCGCCGGCATCTACACCGTCAACGATTGGCGACAGATAGAAAACAGACCCCCGATAAAAGGAGGCGACAAAATTCTTGTGTCGGCCAATCTGCGTGACATCAACGACAACAACGCCGTAGCGGCAACAACAAAAAAGGAAGAAAAGAAGGAGGAAAAAGAAGATGGAAACGAAGGATAAAGTGATAAGAAGATGTGTGTGTACGCCTACAGAGCTACACATACGAGAGGCGGCAGAGGGCGAGGCTCCCAGCCGCACAATTACAGGATATGCCATATTGTTTAACGTGCCGTCGGCCCCGTTGTGGAGCGACGAGGACAGTGAGGCCAGGGAGGTGATAGCCCCTGAAGCAGTCACAAAAGAGTTTTTGGATGGTCAGGACATCAAGATGACAATGTTCCATGACAGTCATTCGTTACTTGCCCGAAGCAACAAGGGTGGCGGCACTTTATCGTATACTGTTGACGACAAGGGCGTGATGTTTGAATTTACTGCCCCCAATACCGTTGACGGCGAGAAGGCTCTCGAGCTGGTGCGGCGTGGCGATATAAGCGGGTGCAGCTTTGCGTTTACAACCCACTACTTTGACAGCGATTTCGTTGAGCGTCAAAGTAAGGTAGCGGCCAACGGTGTGAACAATATAACGTATAGAGTGAAGGCCGTTACAGGCATTTATGACTTTACGCTGGCTGCAAATCCTTACTATCCAGACACAAGCGTAGAGGTGCGTGAACTAACGGCTGAGCTAAAGCGTGAGCAACAGTCTGCTACAGAGACGACTGTAGAAGAGAAAGAAAGAGTGATGCGGCAGTTGCGTGAAATGCGTCACGCTGCCAAACTTAAGATGTTTAATATTTAATTTCAAAGAGAATGAAATGGGAAATATTAACAACGTTGTCTCTCTTGCCGACATCTGCGAGGTTTTGCAGGGCAAGAACGTAGACAAAAAGAAAACTAACGACCAAGGAGAAGGCTTGCCTATTGTGGTGGGTGCCTCAGACCTTGTGCAAGGCAGATTTGTGCCTAAGCGATGGTGCAAAGAGAAAATTAACGCCCCCGTCTTTTCTGAAGAGGGAGATATACTGATTTCGGTGGTTGGCACGCTTGGCAAGATGGGGATTAATGCCGATGGCCCGGCGGTGTTGTCTAAGCACGTTTGCGCCTTACGTCCCAAGCAAGGTGTGTCGCGCCAATATCTTATGGCTGTTATATCACGCCTGCTACTCGATGCCATACCCGATAGTGCAGACGATGTGGTGCTCGGCTTTCAAAACAAGGTGGATGTCGATGTACTGAAGCAGATACGCTTCACACTTCCGGCACTGTTCATCCAGGAGTGGTTGGTGTCGCGCCTAACCTCCATTGCCACTATGATACTTGCCTATAAGGGAAAGCAGGAGGATTTTCTGTCGTGCGATGGCATCATCTCTGTTATAGAGCAAGAGCGTAAGGAGCAGCGGGCGCACATGCGAGGGTTGTCTGAAAAGCTGGGCAAGATGGCGGATATGCTTGAGAACCTTCCGCCAGACAGCGACACGCTCCAGATGATAGCTGATGCCCGTAGCGCATATTCAAGGCTTTTAAAAATTCAATAAACATATATAAACATGAAGATAGACAAATCAGTAGTGGAGGTGCTTAATACCTCCGAGATAGACGGCAGTCTTCTGCGTCTGCCTGGGCAGCTGGAGTGTAAGCTCTACGAGCGTGTCAGCAAAGTGTTGAAGGCTATCGGCGGCAAGTGGTCGAGTGCCAAGAAGGCTTTTGTGTTTAAGGAGGATGTTGGCGACCTTGTTACATCCATTGCCGACTCGGGCGAGTTCACTCCAGACCGTCAAGCCTACCAGTTCTTCCCCACACCCGAGGCTCTTGCCCGTGAGATAGTGGAGATTGCCGGTATATGTGATGGCGAGCGTACGCTTGAGCCATCGGCAGGCCAAGGCAACATTGCCCGTTTTATGCCTTCGCCCGACTGCGTGGAGCTTGACCCGAAAAACCGAGCCATACTTGAGGAGCAAGGGTTCCGTGTGGTTGGTGACGACTTTATGACGTTTGAGCCGTCAAAACCTTACGACGTTATTGTGATGAATCCTCCCTTCTGCAAAGGTCAGGACGCTCGCCACATACTAAAGGCCGTATCGATAGCCAAGCGCAAGGTTGTGGCCATAGCCTCGGCTTCTGTGTTGTGGCGCAATGATGGTCCATACAAGGAGCTGCGCAATGTCGTTGAGCAATATGGAGGATATATGCGTGAGCTTCCCGACAAGTCGTTCAAGGAGTCGGGCACAATGGTTAAGACGGCTCTTGTAGTAATAGATAAGTAGTTGGCGGCCAACGGTGTGAACAATATAACGTATAGAGTGAAGGCCGTTACAGGCATTTATGACTTTACGCTGGCTGCAAATCCTTACTATCCAGACACAAGCGTAGAGGTGCGTGAACTAACGGCTGAGCTAAAGCGTGAGCAACAGTCTGCTACAGAGCCGACTGTAGAAGAGAAAGAAAGAGTGATGCGGCAGTTGCGTGAAATGCGTCATGCTGCCAAACTTAAGATGTTTAATATTTAATTTCAAAGAGAATGAAGAAAGAAAAAGAAAAACTGCAAGTTCGCGATCTGATAGACAAGTTCCAGCAGAACTGTGATCGTATCACAGCAATAGCGGACGCATGCGAGAAGGAGCAGCGTGAGCGCAACGAAGCCGAGAACGCCGAGTTTGAGGCTATTACCCGCGAGAACCAGGTGCTCCAGATGAAGATGCAGGCCGCGACAGCTGAGCATCTGCGTGAGAACCCAAGCGCACAGGATGATGCCATCAGGATCATCCGCGAGAACGCTGCAAGCGGACAGCGCACAGAGATCATGTTCCTGCGCGACATGATGATGGTGCAGGATGTTGCCAAAGGTGCCATCGTGCCTCTTAACATTCAGGATATACTGAAGCCTCTACAGGAAGGTTTCATCTTGGACAAGGTCGGTCTCCCCATGCCTACGGGTTTGGCAGGTGACTTTGTGTGGCCGATGTACGAGATGGTAGAGGCAGAGCTGGCCGGTGAAGGTGCTGAGCTTAGCGACACGAAGATTCCATTTAGCAAAATGACAGCAGCTCCTGAGCGCATTGGCATCGCCATTCCTGTGTCTAATCAGTCGCTCAATCAGACACAGGGCCTTCTCGCAACAATTGTGCAGGAAGTGATGCCATTGGCTATCCGCCTGCTGCTTAACAAAATCGTTTGTGGTGTAAACAAGGTAAACAACGCCACCAATCTCGTAGGTCCATTTGTTGGCTTGAAGGACAACCCTGTGCTTCTTTCTGCTGTGCCTACCTTCAAGGAGCTGAACGCTGAGATGAAGGCTGCTGTGCTTGAGACAGGTATTGACGGCACCAACCTCTGCTGGGTGATGACAAAGAGCATGGAGGCCATTCTTGAAGGAACTCCCATCAATGAGAAGGGTGTATATTTGCCCATGATACAGAACGGCATGCTGTGTGGCTTGCCCGTTTATACGTCTAACGTTATTCGTGACGCGAAAATCTCTTATCAGAAATACAACGGAACATCATGGGCAAAAGCGGAAGACTTTGACCCAAAGAAAAATACAGCTAAGTTTTCCGTGACAAGTGCTTCCGCTGTTACAAATCTTAAGGGCATGGCTTCAGGCGATTATGTAAAGATTGTTGAAGGAACCGAGTATATCGGCCTTGGCGATTGGCGCTATCAGCCCATGGGCATGTTTGGTTCTCTGCGTTTTATCGTAGATCCTTACAGCAAGGCTCGTAAAGACTGCGTTGACTTTGTACTCAATGCCGACTATGCCACCAAGACTCTTCGTCCCGAGGCATTCAAGCTTGGCAAGGTAGGCGGAAAGGCATAAGATTATATAATCAACCTAAAGTTTTAAAGATATGAATGTGGTGAGTCTGTCACTTTTTAAGAAGCATGTCCGTGCGGATGATTTCGCCGATGACGATGAATATCTGATGTTTATTCTCGAGAGTGCAGAGGAAGCTGTGATCACGGCAACCAATAGAACCAGGGCTGAATTAGAGCAGATGGGAGGCGGTGATGTGCCTCTGCCCATCAAGCATGCTATAATGATGCTTGGAGCACATTGGTACAATCAGCGCGAAAGCGTGAGCAGCGTGCAGATGCATTCGGTGCCCGACTCGCTGCAAAGTCTAATAAAACCTTATCGTAAGTTAGTATGAGAGCCGGGGCTATGAAATATCGCTTGTTGTTGATGCAGCCTAAAGCAAGCACCAACGATTTTGGTGAAGAGGCGACTACCTATGAACCGTTGGCTGTGATATGGGCTGAACGGGTAAAGCAAAGCGGAAGCCGAAGCAACGAGGTGGGCGAGCATTTCCCTGACTATCGTGCTGAATTTAACATTAGGGATGCGCATAGAGTGAAGGAAAACTGGCGAGTGCAACAGCTCGGCGGCTACCTTTACTCTGTGACAAACATTATTCCTAACCTCGATAAGGGAATGAAAACTTTAGTTTGTGAACGTGTTAACGAATAACGTTGTTTAATCGCTGCAAACGAATGGGAGAGACTGTTACTGACATTAAAAGGCCTTTTGCCGATGTATACAAGGCACTTGATCTCAAAACGCAACGTAAGGCCATGAAGAGTGCCATGCGTAGAGAGGGCAACCGCTTAAAAAAGGCTGCTGTGGACAATCTGCGGTCAAGCGGCATTGGTAAGGGAACGAAGCGAAGCCTGTCAAGCGGCATTTATGTGCGAACATATCCTGATCGCTACGGCATGGGATTTATGGTGAGCGTTAAGCCCCATGGGCGACGTAAGGGTATTCATCTCAACCGTCAGGGCAAAGAAAAGCCTGTGCTGATGTGGGCTGAGGATGGAACACGTTACCGTAAGGCAGGACGACGGATTTCTTCATTTTTTGGCAAGAGTAGGTTTACAGGCAAGAAAGTCAGACAATATCTCAGAGGCGGCGCTAACCGCGGTCAGATGAAACGTTACGCTTTTTTGGCGAAAACGGAACAGCAGACTACGGATGGAGTAGAGGCTAATCTTTTCAATGACCTGCAAAACAACATTGAAAAAGCGGCGAGAAAACAAGGGCTTTTGTAATAAAAGAAAAATGACACAGAAAAAAACATCATTGAGCGCTGGCGCTATCATTCGCAACATCCTTCTGACAGACGAGGAGGTGAAGCGAAGGACAAACAAAATCTTCCCCATCGTCATAGACAAAGCTCTGCTTCCATACATCCTGTATCGACGGGCAGCGTTAGAACATAACTCTACAAAAGCGGGTATGCCCGGAGCTGACACTGTAACGATGGAGGTTGTGTGTTATACAGCCAAGTATGCGGAAAGTGTAGAGCTTGCCGAGGCTGTAAGGTCTGCGCTTGACTATTCTCAAAGAGAGCGTGACGGGTTGGTGATGCGTGGTTGTGTTCTTGACGATAGCGAGGAAGGCTATGAGGATGATGCTTTTTTTCAGCGTCTTATATTTAGAGTGAAAATTTAAAATCGTTTAAAATCAATTGTTTTATGGAAAAAGGATATATAAATGGTAGCGATCTCCTGCTGAAAGTAGCAGGCAAGGCTGTTGGTCATTGTTCAAGTCATACGCTCACGTTTAACAGCGAAACCAAAGACCGCGCTGTGAAGCCTGTAGCGTCTGCAGCAAAAAGCAGTGGCTTGTGGAAAGAGAAGGGTGTTACGGCTCTTTCTGTATCTATCAGCTTCGAGGGCCTACGCTTCTACGATGAGACGGAGAGCGGTTACGAGCAGATTGCCCCCAGCTGGGGTCAAGGCAAGAGCGTGGAGGTTGAGGCCTTTAAGCGTGGCAACGACACCACACCTTATGTAAAGGGCAACTTTGTTATCGCTTCGCTGGAAGAGACAAGCCCGGCTTCGGACGATTCTACATACAGCGGATCTTTGGAGAACGACGGAGAACCCGAAGTTTATCCGGGAAAGACTGCAACAGGCGATGTGCAGGAGAAAACAGGGCACTAAGTGAAGGTTTTTAGATCTAAACAATTTTGGTTACATGAAGAAAATCGAGATTAAGATAGACGGCAAAGAATACCCCTGTAGACAGACTATGGGAGCCATGCTTCGCTTTAAACATGAAACAGGCAAGGAGGTGACAGAGATAGGCGGCAACTTGTCGGATATATGTGCCTACCTCTTCTGCTGTGTAACGTCGGCTTGCAAAAAAGACAACGTGCCTTTTGACATGTCGCTGATGGATTTTGCAGACAGTATTACGCCAGACGACCTCAACCAATGGACGGAGGTAGTGAACGGAACGACAGAGCAGTCTCCTGAGAGCGATGCTGAGGGTGAAAAAAAAAGTTAGGCATTTTGGAGTTGTTGGGCATTGCCGTTGGAAACATCGGCATGCCTTACAATGATTTTTGTGCTATAACGCCTGAAGAATTCAACCACATATACAGGGCGTACAGCGAGGAGCGGACGGCGCAGCATCAAGACAGTTGGGAACGTATGCGTATGCTTGCGACTATCATCATACAGCCGTATGCAAAGAATGGGCTAACGCCCCAAAATCTTCTTTCCTTTCCATGGGAGAAGAAAAAGCCGGAGCATACGAAAGCAGCCCCGGCAATATCTAAGGAAGATGCGTTAAAGCGTTTTGAGGAAGTGGCGAAGAAGACGGAAAGGAATCAGTAACAGCCATCTGGATAGTCAAAGTCGCCTTCGTTTGGGTCTATATCCGTGGATTTCATCCAAGCGAAGAAGAATACGGCGAAACTGATGCTACAGAATAGTAACGATGATATTTCCAATCCTACGACCATGGCATAGATGATGGAGGCAATGAGGGACAATAACGCCCATGCGGCAATTGTTGACCAGCGTTCACGTCTTTTGTCGTATTTCGTTGGTTCATCCTCACCGATAATCTCAAAACTGATTTCGGCTTTGATTTCCTTTGGATGTTTTGTTACTTCGTTCGTTTTCATTGTGTTGTATCGTTTGATTTCTATTGCAAAGATACAAAAATATCGGTTACTTAGTTACTTATACATTAAAATTATGGCAAAAGAAATAAAGTTTAACATTAAACTGAACATTGACGGCAAAGAGCAGTTGGTTTCCGCTACATCGACAGTGGAAAACTTGCGTGGTGTCGTCAACGCCGCCAAATCGGACATACAGAAAGCCAACGCCGTTTTTGTGAACTTCAACCAACAGGTAATGAAGCTTCAAAACATCAATGGCGCGGTGCAGCAACTTGCCTCAACGCTTAGCAGCGTGACCGAGGAAAGCCGCACATTTGGCGCAGCCATGAACGTTGCAAACACGATGGCAGGAAAGGGCGGTGATGACTTTGCCAAGTTGAAAGGACAGGTAGCCGAATTGTCAAAGACTATACCGATGGCACGTGAGGAACTTGCCAACGGATTGTATCAGGTAATCAGCAACGGTGTGCCTGAGAACAACTGGATCGAGTATTTGCAGAAGTCGGCAAAGGCTTCCATCGGTGGTGTGGCTGATTTGGGAGAGACGGTAAAGGTTACTTCTACCATCATCAAGAACTATGGTTTGCAGTGGGACGCAGCCGAGAGCGTGCAGGATAAAATACAGCTCACCGCCAAGAATGGTGTTACCTCATTCGAGCAGTTGGCGCAAGCACTTCCAAGGGTAACGGGTAATGCAGCCACTTTGGGTGTCAGCATTGACGAACTTTTGGCAAGTTTTGCCACGCTTACAGGTGTGAGCGGAAACACGAATGAGGTTGCGACACAGATGGCGGCGGTGTTCACCGCTTTGGTGAAGCCATCGAGCGAGGCAAGCAAGATGGCACAGCAAATGGGTATCGAGTTTGATGCGGCAGCTATCAAGGCGGCTGGAGGCATGCGTAATTTCCTCACCGACTTAGACAAGAACGTTAAGGTATACGCCAGCAAGAGCGGTATGTTGGAGCAGGAAATCTATGGTAAGTTATTCGGCAGTGCCGAGAGTCTGAGAGCATTGGGACCACTCACTGGGCAACTTGCAGCCAAGTTTAATGAGAACGTGGAAGCGATGAAAGGCAGTGCAGGAACCATTGATGATGCTTACGGCAAGGTTGCCAATAGTGGTGCGGCAAGTTTTCAGATGATGAAAAATGCAATCGGTGAGTTTACCGATGTCATTGCCTCAGCCACAAGCGGCATTATGCCATTCCTTAAAATCGGTTCACAGATTGGAAACAACGTTGTTGCCATTCTTGCGCTAAACCGAGCGTGGATTACTTTTGGAGCGACACAGACACTTGTTAAGGGCAAGATACTTGCAACCAACGCAGCGGCATTGGTATGGAACGCTACAGCGGTGAGGGTAAATGCCATCGTAAAAGTAATTTCGGCTACATTCCGTGGGGCGGCGGTGAGTGCCACAACGCTGAAACTTGCAATACAGGGCTTGTTGGTTTCTACGGGTGTGGGCATAGCCATCGTTGCGCTTACAGAAATCATGTCGGCTTTTATGTCTAAGTCAGATGAGGCGAAGACATCAGCCGAGGACGCAGCCGAGAGCATGAAAGGTATGGGCGATGCAGCCGATGAGGTAAAGGACGCATATAACAACGCTTTGCAATCCACCTTTTCCGACCTCATGGGCAAGTACGACAAACTGAAAGCTGCATGGAAATCGCTATCAAGTGAGCAGAAGAAAGTAGAGTGGATAAAGGAAAACCAAAGTGCTTTCAACGAGTTGCGTCTGAAGATTAACGATGTATCGGAAGCCGAGAACATATTTAACCGCAAGACCGATGCCGTTGTGGAGGCTTTCAAGCAAAGGGCGATGGCGGCGGCATACGCTGCAAAACTCACGGCTTTATACCAGAAACAAATCGCTTTGCTTGACAAGAAACAAAAGGTGACGAAGAGCATTGCCGACGATGCCAAGCAGGGAGGCAGACACGCCAAAGAGGGTGACATCGTGCCCGAAAGTTGGCGTAGCGATCGTTACGGCAAGGTTGGCAGCGATGGGCAGTGGAGATTTACCAAGGTTGGAGCGGAGAGGTACAACGGTACGAATGTTTCCGGAAACACACAGATTAATAGTGTGGACAAGGAACTCAACAACGTGGATCGTGAAATAGCCGCCACGCAAAAGCAATTGACCGAAAGGCTGAAATCCGCCAATAGTTTCATAACGGCAGACAAGCCAACCGCCCCCACTCCAGCCAAGACCACCCCGAAGACGACACCAGGCAAGCACGACACCACCACCGAGCCTAAGACACACTTAGAGGAACTACAGGCGCAGTTGTCGGCGGCGCAAAAGGAAAAGGGCAACGCCATGACCGTTGAGGCAAGGGTTAAGGCAGATGCCAAGATACAGGACATACAGGCGCAGATAGATGAAGCCACAAAGGGTAAGGTGTCTATTGAAGCCGAGACAGAACCAAGCTACATCGTGCAGGGTAGCGATGCCGACAAGCGGCAGAGCCACAACAACGCTGGGCAGCGCATAGACCGGATAAGGCAGGACTTTGAAATAGGACTTATCGGCAAGGAAGATGCCGAAAGGCAGATAGCCGACATTAACAAGCAGCTTGAAAAGTTGGGCGTTAAGCCGATAGAGGTACATTTCAAAACCTACATCGAGGAACTGCAAGAACAGTTGCACGACGCACAGCGCGAGTTTGATGAGGCTACTACAATAGAGGCAAAGGTAAAGGCAGATGCGAAGATTGATGAAATACAGGCACAGATAGACGAAGCCACAAAAGGCAAGGTGTCCATTGAAGCAGAAGCAGAGCCATCCTACATCGTAAAAGGCAGCAAAGCAGACAAACGACAGAGCTACGCGAATGCTCAAAGTAAGGCCAATAGCGTGCAGAGCGACTATGAAGCTGGTATAATCAACAAGGAAGAGGCTTTAAAATCTATTGACGACATTAACGCGGATCTTGAGAAGCTCAACCTCACACCTGTCAAAATAGAAGTGGAGACTGAGGATATTGACAAGGCAAAGGAGAAGATGAGTGGCGCCTGTGATGCAATCAAATCAATGGGTAGTAGTTTGTCGGGATTAGGTGATGCTATCGAGGTTCCCGAGCTCAACGTGGCTGGTACGATGGCACAGGCTATTGCCACAATGGTAGACGGATATGCTACAGCTACGGCACAGGCAGGAAAGTTGGGCCCATGGGCATGGGTGGCATTCGCTGCTACAGGTCTTGCTACTCTTACAGCAATGATTGCAAGCGTTAAGCAAGCTGGTGCCTTTGCTACAGGTGGCATTGTTGGCGGCACTTCTTCGTCGGGCGACAAGAAATTTGCCCGTGTCAACAGCGGCGAGATGATACTCAACAAGTTTCAACAGACCCGTTTGTTTAACATGGTCAATGGCAACTTTCAACCTCCAACGTTTACAGCAGGGGAGATGCAGCCTGTTACAATGAACAACATCTCTAACAACATAGAGCCTTCGACAACAGTAGTAAATGTGCATCTTGATGCTAATGCAAGAAAGATGTTAAAGGAACTGTCGAACACCAAGAAGGTTACGGGCAAGAGTGGGAGAGTGTATAATGTTTAAAAAGAACAAGTATGTATATTTACGGCAGTTTTTTAAGTCAACAAGGAGATACGGTGACGGTGCATATCGTTACCAACAATGACCGTTCACAGACGTTAGAGATAGGTTCTGAAGAGTCTGACATGTATTTTAGTGAAGATCCTGCTGAGATAACAAGTGAGGTAAATGACACATTTGACGTTCTGTTGCGGCAGTCTGCAAACATTAGGCTGCTTTGTGGTAACTTCATCGAGGATTTCTTTTGTTCATCATGCCGTGACGCAATAATAAACATCTATATTAACGAAAAGTGTGTGTTCGCTGGCTTTATAGAGCCGCAAGCATACACACAGCCCTATAATGAAAGATGGGACGAAATAGAACTTAACTGCATCGATGTGTTGAGTGCTCTTCAGTACAACAACTATAAGAATGCCGGAGTTTTAGGAGTAGACTATGAAACCGTCAGGAAGGAAGCCAAGGAGCGATCTTTTCGTGACATCATGGTTGAAATAATGCAAGGTGTCGCAGAGGGCGTTGATATTATTGGCAATAAGACTCTTCCTTTATGGTATGACGGCAGCAAGTCGGTCAACTATATGGAGGATAACAGGTATCGTGTGTTTAGTCAGCTTACTATCTCGGAGCTACTTTTCTTGGACGAGGATGAGAGTGACGTATGGACACAGGATGCCGTTTTGGAAGAGATCCTCAAATATCTTAACTTGCATATTGTGCAAGATGGGCTCGATTTTTATATATTCTCATGGGAAAGCATAAAAGATGCCAAGACTTCTATAAACTGGCATAACATCATGTCAGATGAGGCTAAGACAACAAAGACTGACAATATAACCATTTCTTTAGCGAATGTTGCCGACTGCGACACGAACATAAGCATTGGTGATGTTTACAATCAGTTGCAGTTGACGGCCAAGACTGAAAATGTAGACAATGTGATTGAAAGTCCGTTAGATGAAGACTACCTTGACAGCCCTTACATTAACCGGCAAAAATACATGACGGAATATTCTGCCGACGGCAAAGGAAAAGCTGCATGGCACTCCTTTTACAACATGACACATGAAAAGGTTACAGATTTTGGCGGTGGTGCTATTGTCAAATGGTATCTGCAAATTAAACGACACAAACATTGGTCATTCCCCATGGGCGGACAGGCAGACACAGATCTTCTAACTCATTTCTGTAACGACGGTAAGAATCAACAAGCGTTACCAGAGTGGTTGGGGGAGAACCCCGGGGCGTGTATAATGGCGCTTGGAAGCGTAAAAATAAACACAGCAAACAATGACAACAGCCCTGTCTCAAAAGTTAACATGACAAATTATCTGGTTGTTTCTGTAAATGGCAACGCTATTGACAACGATGAGGCTAAGACATATCCAAGCGAGAGTGTCATTAAACAGAATATTCCTTATGCCATCTATAACGGTAACAGTGCGGGTGGTGTCTTTTCTCCATCGGATAGAAACACCACCAACTATATTGTTCTGTCAGGCGATGTAATACTTAACCCTGTTATGAAATGCTCTATGTCTTACAAAAGCGCACGGTCTGACATGTCCTATACATACCCTATAGGTGCACCTCAATATACCGTACCGAGCCGTAACAATACAGATGGCCGATATTATACACGTCAGTTTTTTCGTGTCGGAACACCAGGTAATGAAGAAGAATGGGATGTTGCCAATGATAGCGGCTTTTATCCTTATACAGGCGACGGGCCACAGGAATATGAATTTAAATATAGCGCAGCGGGTGTCAGCAGCGATAATATAAGCAAAGTTTCAGTTCTCGCTTGTATGCTTGTTATCGGTGACAAGTGTGTTGTTGAAACAGGAACTAAAGGGAAGACAACAGATTTTGAATGGAAGACATTTAAGGAGCGTAGCGAGTGTGCGGACGATGATGAATATTATCAACAGTGTTTTACTATAGGCTTTGATCCGAAAATAGGCGACAAGTTGGTAGGAACAGAATTTAAGATACAGAACAACATCGACTATAAAATGGGCATCGATGCAGAAGGCATAGCTATTCCTATAACTAAAGGCGACAAGGTGAGCGGGCGTGTGAGGTTCTTGGTCTTAGGTCCTGTTAATGTTGTGTGGGGCGAAATAACACGCAGGCACTCAACCTTCTTTAGGCATACGAAATGGGGTCTTAATACTGTTCCTCTTATGGCTCACGTTAGTAGCATTCTTCTTAAGAATTTTGAAGTTAAGGTTTATAGCGATAACGGTCTCATAAGTACAGGCAACGACGACAATGATCTCATCTATCTAAGCGACACAAACGAAAGTTTTATTAACAAAAAGGATGATATAGAATTTAAGATAAATTCAGCACTGACAGCGGAGGAATGTAAGTCGTTAGGTGTTAGCAATGCCATAAAGCTTTCAACCCCCTACAATATCTTGAATGAAGAGGGAGTGTTAAAAATATGTGACAAGAATAAAAACGCTGAGGCTAAACCTGAGCAGCATTATGTGGATAGCTATTACACAGAATACCATAAGCCGCGAATAGTAATGGAGCAGAATCTTAAAGACAAAGATGAATTCGTTAATCTTTTCTACCATTATAAACATGCGGCATTAAACAAGAGTTTCTATGTGATAGGCTTGGGACGTAACTTAATCGAAGGACGTGCAGCTTTAACTCTAAAAGAAATTTGGCATGATTGATATAAAAGTATTATCGAAGAAAAAGGACAATGCTTCATCTATCAGTGGAGGTGGAAACATTGGAGGAGCCAACACAGGAAAGATCGATGAGGCAAAACATGCTGTATCTGCTGATGAGGCAACGCATGCTGAACAAGCAGAATATGCTGACCGTGCTGGATATACGAGTCGTGCTGCTTACGCTGACGTAGCTGGCGACATAGCAGAAGATAGTCCTATAAACGATCGCTTCCTTTCAAAGAAAGCCGAAGACACAGCAAAAGAAATAATACACTTCGAGAAAGGTCTGACGGCAGGAACGTACAAGAAAGGCGTGAGCGGTGGCAACATGGACGGTGAGGGCAACACTGAGCTAAATAATCTTCTTGTAAGGGAAAATGCAAAAATACAAGGCGATACAGAGTTTGGGGATTCGTCTATTATAAAAAAAAATGGCGACGCGACGTTAGGTGATGTGGAGCTCGCGAGCGTAAAGAGTAAAGGGACCACCGAGAGCGACAGGACGCTCATTGGAGGCAAGGGCTTTGAACTATACAAGGACGGTAGCGGCAAGTCGCATCTGTATGTAGACAACGCTGTTATCCGTGGAAAGCTGATGGCGGCGGAGACAGAAGTGCGCAAGATCTCTTACAGCGGTGGCACCATGGTGCTCTCGAACGCTGGCAGCACACTGGTGCGCATAGTGGGGCTTGATGGCGAGGGCCATGAGGTAACGGCGGATGCTTCGGCTCTGTCGTTTAAGTGTTGGGCTGCTGCCGATGATGGCACGACACAGACGATGAACTGTTGGAAGGTTGGCGATATGGCCATGTGTAAGACCTTCAACATCAGCGGCAGTTCTGGCGGTAATAGGTATTATTGGCGATTGGTGATAGGCTGTGGTCAAGAGATGCTTGAGGATGGCAAACTCTATGATTATGTAGTGCTGTCTAACATCGATACGTTTGTTGGAGCTGATGCTGTGTCGCCTGTCAACGTTGGGATGGCTTCTTTTGCCTCTGTGATAGAGGAGCAAGACGGTAAAACAACGGACGATGCTGGCGTTGACATTGCAACACGCACTTATTACGGATTCGATCCCATGGGCACTGACGTTCCGATGGTGAGTGATGTGATTGTTCAGGTGGGTAGCGAGACGCGTTTTATTCAACGTGGCAACGTGATAAAGCTTGACACGAGTGCTGATGATGGTGACGCGCGGACGGCTCCGTCGCTCACGATGTATCACCAGATAGGCAACACCTGGAGCACGGAAGATGGTGGTGTTGACGTGTGGCAGTGGAAGACGGTCACGGCCTTTATTTCTCCAACGGGCGTTCGCTTCAATGCTGACTATTTCAAGTGGTTCTCGGGTAGCGAAGACAATGTTGTAGACCCTATTGTCGTCAGTTATGTGCTAACACCAAGCAGTACATTTATCGTTCGCCAGGTATCGATGGGAAAGGTAGAACCTACCGACATTACTTTTTCGCTTACGAAGAATACAGGCAACAAGGTGGAAGCGTGGAATGACAAGGGTGTGACGTTGAAGGCACGCTTTACGCAGCGTGATGGCCTTGCTGGTGAGAAGGTAATAAAGAGTGTGAAAGATATTGGCGACCTTTTTAATCTTGCTACATTACGCGTAACAGCCAATGATGCCAATGGGCAAGAACTGTGCTACACCGACATTGCTATAATATCAGACGGTGAGGACTTCGATGTGCAGGTTTTGGCAGAGGGCGGTAATAGCATCTTCAATGGCGAGGGGTCAAAGAAGCTGACGGCCTATGTCTATCGCAACGGTCAAGACATTACTGCCACCATTGCTCCTACTGCCTTTTCGTGGAAGCGTCAGAGTGGCGATGTGGGCGACGATAAGATATGGAATAGCTTACATGACGGTCTGGGCAATGTGTGTACTGTGAATGCCGACGATATTGACAGAAGCGCAATGTTCATGTGTGAGGTGGCTATAGGATAGTTTAAGTTAAACATTATAAACAATAAAAAAACAAGAAAAATTATGGCAACAAGAATTGCAAGTGGTCAGATTACGATTGTTGACCTCAACGACGGAAAGGCCGTACAGGCATTTACATCGACAAGTCAGGGCGATACCCAGATTTACAGCCCTAATGAGAACAGTTACAGCCCTAACTACACCAACAGTCCCTATCAGGTGGTGACTGCCAAGGTGTTTGTGACAGGTAGCAGTGTTGATCAGGCACCGACAAGTGCCTGTTCTGGTTGGACATGGAAGGTAAACGGCACAGCTGTAACAGCGACTGGCGATATCACGTTTGCGAAGAACGTGCTCACCATCAAGCGCAACATTACCACATCGGTGAAATTCTTTAACATCGAGTGGAGCTGTGTGTTTACAGACCCAGAGCGTAAGACGGTGACAAATGTGCAGGGCTTCAAGACCATCAACCTGACGCAGTCGGGTGGTTCTCTTGCGCTTGTGCAAATCACACAGCCTAAGGGCAACACCTTCGATGCAGAAAACAACCTCACCTTGCTGACAGCGGTTGCAAAGCTTTTCCGCGGCAGCAAGCAGGACACCTCTGTGTCTTCAATTGTATGGAAGAAGCTAAACCTCTCAACAGGAGCGTGGGACGCGGTAGCTGCAAGCAACTATGTAACAAGCGGCGGCACAAGCACTCTAACGGTAAAGGCTGACGATGTGCTGAACTTTCAGTCGTTCATGTGCGAGATCACTGACACCGATGGCACATTTAACTCCATCGTGACATTCTTCGATGCTACGGATCCGTACACGGTGGAGGTCTACACAACGACGGGCGATGTTATTGTCAATGGCTCGGGCAGCACGCAGATCTTTGCCCGTGTGTGGCGAGGTTCAACAGTAGTTGAAGAGGCGGAAGCTGCTACCCCGCAGTTCAACTACGTTTGGACGAAGTACAACAAGGCTGGTACAGCTACCAATTGGGACGGCGCGACCTCTGTGACAAAGACAGGCAACCCTATCACGGTGAACGCTGCTGATGTGGATGTGCGCTGCACAATCTACTGTGAGGTTCAAAAGAAATAAAGATATGGCAAAAGAAGTGATAGGCAAAGGCTGGATAACAGTCTCGGCCATCAACGACGGCAAACCTGGTTCTCCTGGTTCTCCCGGGAGTCCAGGTAAGCCCGGTTCTGATGGCAAGGACGCTCTGACGGTGTCGGTGTCTCCTGAAGTTATAGTGCTACATGCAGTGAAGGTGTCAGATAGCAACTATAATGTAACAAACTTTTCAACGGCACAGGCGCGAATTGCGGTCTTTCGAGGAGGCACAAATGTGTCTCCTCAATGTACACTATCGGACGTTAAACAGCAATATTGTAGAGCAGCTGCTTCAGACTTGACGATTTCGATAACAGCCGTATCTCAAAATGTCGTAGATGGTATGCGAATACCATATACCGATGCCCGTGTAATGGCAACGGTCAACTATGTTGAGAATGGACATATTGAGCGGCTATATGTGACCATTGGCGTGAAAGTTGAGGTTTCAGCCATCTGGGGCAGATTCGAAAAAAGCTTGTCAGGACTTTCAAGCAAATATTCAGAACTTAGCAACACCGTTAACGGACTGCCACTGAAGGATGATGTAGCTCTTACAAAATACACATCTGAGATAAAACAGTCAGCACGAGAAATTTCTGCCAAGGTGGCACAGGAGACGGTTGGACGGTTGAATGTGTTGCCCGGTACGGCGTTTAACCGAGAGACGGACGTGACACAGCAACGTCCCGACACGTTCCCTTGCACCATACTGCCTTTAGGTGGTCTTGAAGGTACGGGAGCGATGGTGATAAACCAAAAGGGAGCGACAGATACGACATGGAGCGGCCTCGTATGGAAAGGTGTGGTTCTGAAGCCCAAAACCTACTATACGGCGAGCGTTTGGGCGAGAGCCGATGGCGATCTGGATGATGTCATGTATCTCAGCATCGGCCAAGACACAAACTTCTGCTATCAGAACCTTGCGACAGCGAACGAAACACATGATTGGAAGATGTTTAAGGCTACCTTCAAGACAGGCGATACAGAAGCGAGCTGCAACAACGTGAGGGTGGAGCTTGCCGTGAGAAAAAACGGAAGAGGCCGCTGCTGCAAGCTGATGCTTGATGAGAGCAACACCTACAATGGCTGGACCCCTGCCTCCTATGCTGATGTGTCGTCGCGTGCGTTAGAGGCTACGGGCATCGACATTAAGAACAAGACGATCGACATGACCGCGGACAAGTTTACACTCAGGAACAATCACGGCGAGAAGAGTTTCGGCGTGGACGAGGACGGCAACCTTGAAGCGCGATCACTGAAGAGCGTGTCGAAGGACGGTAGCCTGACAGCTATCATCAAGGATGGCGCGTTCACGGCCCTGAGCGGACTGAGCGGTGCTACTGCCTTCTTCGGCTTGATAGACGGCATGCCCTACTTGCAGTTTACCAACGCGGCAGGTGTGGTGTGTTACGCCATCGGACCGAGTGGCGGACAGGCATCTGGCAAAGTGGGCGTGCAGATGACGGCTTGTGGCGTGAAATATAGCGTCTCGACGATAGATCTTGTATCAAAGAAAAACTACTGGATCAGCTATAGTGGTTCTGTGACGCTTCAGAACTTTGGGTCTGAGAGCGCGAAGATTTATCAGAGCAAGTTGCAGCTCGTCATCGACGGCTTCACACAGACGCTCACAGCGAGCTTCAAGGACAGCAGCTTCCCCATGACAGAGGTGGGCCAAGGCAAGGTCATGACGCTCATGCCCGGTAAGCTGATGCAAGCCGAGTTTGAGATAAACACGATCGGCGAAACCATGTCTACGACAGGCAGCGACGGGTCGATGATTGCGAAGCCGAGCGGCGCGAGGGGCTGCCAGCTGAAGCTTAACGGCGAGGTCATAGGTAAGGGAGCCATAAGCTAGATTTAATATAATAAGGTAAGAAAATAAACTTTAACTAAAGAATAAAGATATTATGAATGGAATGGTGCCAGAACAAATAAGGCTTGTGTGGACGCTGCTGTGCTCTACGCTGCTGGCTATCGTTGCGCCGACGGGAACGTTTTTGGCGGCTCTGACGCTTGCCTGCATGTTTAACGTGTGGGCAGGTATGAGAGCGGACGGTGTGAGTGTGATAAGATGCAAGAAATTTTCTTGGAACAAGTTTTTGAGGGCTCTTTATGAGTTTGCCGTTATCTTGGCCGTTATAGAGCTGATACGCGGCATAATGTATCTCTGCGGCGATGACGGCGTGAGTCTTTATCCTGTGAAGATATTGACATACGCTGCATGTATTATCTACTTGCAGAACGCGCTGAAAAACCTTGTGAAGGCTTACCCGAAGAACAAGATGCTGTGGGTGGTCTACCTGTTTATAAGATGTGAGTGGCGGAAAGCCCTGCCTGCAAACGTGGACGCTATGCTGGAGCAATATGAGCAACATGTGGCGCGGACGAACAGGGACTGCAAGGACTGCAAGAAAGGAAAGGAGGAGAAAGATGTGGAAGGTTAGTGAGACGCTGCTAAAGCACATAAAGGCTGCTGAGGGCTACAGAAGCAAGGCTTACCTCTGCCCTGCTGGACGGTACACCTGTGGCTACGGCCACACGAAGGGCGTGACGCGGAAGACGGTCTGTGACGCGGACAAGGCAGAACGATGGCTGCGCGAGGACCTGCAACCCGTTGAGAACTTTGTTAACGCCATTCATAACGTCAACACACAGGGGCGTTTCGATGCGATTGTGGACTTTGGCTTTAACGTGGGGCTGGGCAATTTGCGGTCGAGCACGCTGCTTAAGCTCATTCAACGGGGTGCTTCGGACAAGGAGATTTGCAGGGAGTTTAAAAAATGGGTGTATGCAGGAGGAAAGGTGCTGGACGGACTTGTGGCTCGACGCGGGTGGGAAGCCCAGCGATGGTGCGAAACATAAAGACATTGACAATGGAAAACTACGAGGAATTGTTCAGGAAGATGGTGGCTGCGCTCTTTGGGTGCGTGCTCTGCTGGCTTATAGGCCATCTGTTTGCGAGCTGTTCGCCGGGCCGACAGGTGACGGGCAGCTCTCACAGGATTGACACGGTGTATGCCGTGAAGACGGTGAGGGACACGGCACGGGTCAGCGACTCGGTGATTGTGAGGGTGACGGCGAAGGGCGACACGGTATATAAGACCAAAGAGGTGTGGCGAGAAAGAGAGAGGGTGAGATGGCGCGTCGACACGGTGTATAAGGCAGCTGTGAGGACGGACACGATAAGGGCTCCTGTTGCGGCGGAACGGAAGGTGCCGTTGTGGGAGCGCGTGACCTACAAGATTGCTGACGAGCTGTGGAGCTTTACTAAGACCTTGGGACTAATAGGCCTTTTGATAGCGGCTGTGGCGTGGGCGCGTGGACGGTTGACGAGAAGAAAAGAATAAAGATAAATGCTTTTTTCATTATTTTTAAAAGGTTGTTAATTGTTAGGTTTTGGGCCTTTCCTGTCCGTGAGGATGGGAAAGGTTTTTGTTTTTGTGTGCGAGTGTTAAAAATACTCTTTTGGTGATTTTTTAACACAAAAAGTTTGCATAATATGCAAAAGATGATTATCTTTGTATTGTCAAAATAAATAAGTTATGAAATACTCGGAAAAAGAACAAGAACTGATTGAGGCTATCAGAAATTATAGAAAAGCCTACCCCAATGGTGCACGAGAACTTGAAATCTATATTATGGATTTAGTTTACGAACTGATGGAAAATGAATAACCAAAGCCCTCCCCTTTCGGGGGAGGGCATAAAAAAATATAAATATGGAATATGCAATAACAAAACAACAGACAACGGTGCGTCAGGTTCTGAGTGATGTCTATGAGGATATCAACTGGGCCTATCTTGCACAAAACTATTTTGGTAAATCACGGAGTTGGCTTTATCATAAGTTTAGCGGACGCAACAACGGAAAACCTGATGATTTTAGCGATGTTGACCGCGAACGTCTGAAAGATGCTCTCGTAGATATAGCAAACCGTCTGAAAACGACGGCCGACAAGTTATAAATACTTGTTTATTTTGACACTGGCCTCGGTACTTCGGTATCGAGGCTTTTCATGTACGCTCGTGCAAGAACAACGTATGGCCGAGCGCCTGGGTGAAATAACTGATATGGTGGCGATGGCTTACATTGCTAAGACATATTTCAAGAAGTCTCGCTCATGGCTCGCCCATAAGCTCAATGGCAATATAGTGAACGGCAAACCATCACAGTTTACCGAAGAAGAACTTAAAACGCTGCGCTTTGCCCTCAATGATATGGCGAGCAAACTAAGAGTTATGAGTGATTCATTATAGTCGTTTTTCTTTTCAAGATATCTGCCTCGGAGCTTTGGATTCGGGGCTGTTTATAAAAGACTATTAATGTGTTAAACGATTTTTTTAGTTTTAGTATGTTTTTTTATATCTTTAAAGGTGGCTATGTCAAAAAAAATAGCTTACTTTGCAATAAGAAAGCATTAACAAACAAAAAGGAGGCAAATATATGTGCATTATTAATGACTTTACACATTTTGTTAAAAATGGGGTTTCTGTTTTGCGCCGTGCCTCTTCAGGTACTTACGAAGAGACTTCACCCGAGATTGAGACTTTGAAGCGCGAAATGTTCTCTACACCATCGAATCGTCACACCGATGTGGAGAACCTTAAAAAGGATCGTGACAATGTAGCTCGTGACGTGCGCACGGCATTTAATAATTTAGTTTTGAATAATGGCTAAACAATCGATCTCAATTAAAGACACAAAAATATCCAATGGTGGTGCTTATGGCAACCAGATAGAACAGACCGTGTCTGTAGATGATAACATATTACCAGCTCCTCAAGAGTTGGCAGAGTATCAACGAATAGAACCAAAGATTGTTGAATTCCTCATTAAGTCTTCAGAGCGTGAGCAACTTCACCGTCACAAACAAGACGAAAAGAAACTAAAAATACTGAGCTATAACGAACACAAAGTCGGACGTATGAACTGGTGGGGGATGTTCTTCGCATTTTTGGCTATTGTTGTGACAATGAGTCTCGCCGCTTTTGCTCTTTATCTTGACCGTGCATGGTTTGCTGGCATTTTCGGCTTGGTTGGAGTTGTTAGCATCGCGTCAGTATTTATCAACAACAAGAAAGTGTAATAAGAATTCTAATATTAATAACAGCCTCGGAGCTTTGGCTTCGGGGCCGTTATGTTTGATGGGCATTTATTAAAGAAAGTTTTCGATATGTGCTACACATCGAAAACTTTAAGTAATTCCTTATCTAAATATCACTCGCCAAAGACACGCTTTATAAGCTTCTCATTGTTGTCGTTGATAATTGAAAAATCTTTGGCGATGTATACATCTGCAATATCCATCGTTCCGACATGGTTCAGAGCCTCGTCTACATCTGACTTGGAAAACTTCATCAGATTACGGGAAAGGGTAGCAAAGGTGTGCCTTGCCTGATAAAACTGCAAACCTTCAATACCTACGGCCTCGCCGACAATTTTCAGACCTTTGTTGAGGCTTATATTAAAACCTTGATAATTGACGTATCTCTTATAAAAATCAAAAACACGCGATACTCCTTTATATTTTTTCATCAATGGCTGTACGATTGCAGGAATCTTCACTTCGATATAAGCGCTATCGTCGCGTCTGTCCTTCGTTTTCTGTCTATTATAACGAATAATACCGCCTTTACAATCTTTTACAGCATACATATCTACAGAGTTCATTCCCATCAGGCAGAATGAAAGAATGAAGCAATCTCGCGCAAGCTGTGCCCGACAGCCTTCTCTGTCATGGAAAGAATATATCTTAAGTAATTCTTCGAGCGTGAGAGCACGAACACCTTTCTTCATGATCTGACGAGGAACTTTGAAGCGAGAAAATGGATCGTTTTTTATTATTTGATCATAATCTGTATTGTATTTTCTCACAGCCTCACGGAATAAATGACGCATAAGTCCAAGATACATAGTCATAGCCCTTGGCCTATCCTTTAAATGATTGCGGAAACCTTCAAGTAAAGAATAGTTGATGAAGGAAAACGGCAGCGACCGCTTCCCAATATACCCGGCAAGAGAATTGAGCATCGTTCTGTAGTTTATAAGAGATTTTGTTGAGGTGTGTGTCATCCATTCGTCTGCAAATACGAAAAAGTCCAAATCTTCTCTCTTAGTAGTTAGGCGCGACGCAATGGCAGTTGCGTCCATATTACTGCAAGCTATCTCAAGGGACAGCGCGTAGAGTCTATCTTGATATGTTCTTCTAAGCTCTTCAATAATTCTTGCCTTTTCAATATTCTTTATCTTCTTTTGATTAGAGGTTAGGTCAGCGTCCGTTACTGTAACTTCTGTAGGGATGCGTTTTTTTGTTTTCCCTTGACATATAAGGAAAGACACGGAGCGTTCTTTTTTCTTACCTTTTTTGCCAATTTCAAGTGTAATTGTTGCCATAATTTTTGCGGAATTTAAGCGGAAATAAAACGTCAAAAAGTAGATAATTAGTCTAAAACGTTGTACTTATTACAACCAAAACATCAACATTATTTAATCCAAAAAATCCCATAAGTGATTGATACTTATGGGATTTCCTTGTTGGGTGGCAGGTGGGACTCGAACCCACGACATTCAGAACCACAATCTGACGCTCTAACCAACTGAACTACGGCCACCGTGTTAGCTTGTTAAACGCTTATGTCTTAAAAGCGAGTGCAAAGGTACGGGAATTATTTTAAACTACCAAATAATTCCCGCACTTTTTTCAAACTTTTTTTACTTTTCCTTCAATTTCCCTT